TTTGCATTTGATATAGCACAATCTCAAGAATATAAAGTTAATACATTAAAGCAAATTACATTTCATAAGATGAATTACAACTTTGAGCAATTTTATTGTCTTGATGAGATTGTATGGAAAGAATCGCGTTGGAACTACAAAGCCAAGAACAAAAGATCAAGTGCATCAGGACTATTTCAAGTATTGAACTCTAAAGAAAAAGATCCTATTAAACAGATAGATCAAGGATTAAAGTATATTAATCATAGATACAATGGATGCGCTTGCACAGCGCTCGCACACCATAAAGCTAAGGGATGGTATTGATGGCTAGATCAGCCTTGCGATCTACTGGATCTACTTATCATTGGCGTAAGATAAGAGCAAAGGTATTACATAGAGATCAATACTCATGTTATTACTGTGGACAAGATGCTACGACTGTCGATCATCTATTGGCTCGAAGCAAAGGCGGTAATGATTCGATGGATAATCTTGTAGCTGCATGCACTAGATGTAATTATTCGAAGGGTGGGCGTTTTTTTGTGAGCGCACCGACACCACCGACCCCCCTGTTGGTTTCTAACCCACAAAACACTTCGATCGCCCACGATCAGACTCAATCGAAATCGTCATGACTGAAAAAGAAGCGATCGTGCTTAATCTGCCACAATCGAAATTAGGAGGTGTGCAGACTCCGCGTATTTGCTCAAAACTCAATGATTTGCCGTCTAAAGGTCAGGAAATGATCGATTTTGCAAGTCAACTTGGTATAGAGCTTATGGATTGGCAAAAGTTTGTAGCAATACATGGTCATAAAGTTAAGCCAGATGGCAGATGGGCAACAAGTGAGGTGGGTTTGTGCCTTAGTCGTCAAAATGGAAAAAGTACACTCATGATGCTCCGGATATTAACTGGCATGTTTGTTTGGGGTGAGGGCTTACAGCTTGCATCCGCTCATAGGCTTACAACATCACTTGAAACATTTAGACAGATTGTAGGCTTAATTGAAACCCATCCTGAATTAGAAAAGGAAGTTAAGAAAATACGCTGGCAACATGGTGCAGAGGAAATAGAGTTATTTGGCAATAGGCGATTTGTTGTAAAAGCAGCCAACAATGCAGCTAGAGGTTTGAGTAAGCCTGAAACAATCCACATGGACGAATTGAGAGAATACAAAGACGAGGATGCATGGTCATCAATGCGTTATTCAATGATGAGTGCTAAGAATCCGCAAGTGTGGGTTTATTCATCTGCTGGAGATCAACATTCAATAATTCTAAACAAATTACGCGAGAGGGCGTTGGCATCAGCTACGACCAACGATCCGATTGGTTGGTTTGAGTGGAGTGCTGAACCGGATGCGCCAATAACACTTCCGTCTGGCGAGATTAACTGGTCTGCATTTGCTCAAGCCAACCCATCCTTAGGAATAACAATTCATCCGGATAATATCTTGGCTGCAATCAATGATCCACCAGATATTGTAAGAACTGAAATCCTGACACAATGGGTTGATACAATAAACAGCGCAATTGATCCACAAAAATGGAATATGTGTAAAGTTGAGCCTATACCACTTGACCCTGACAAACCTACTTGGTTTGGATTAGATCTTAGCCCTGATCGTAAATTTGGAGCTTTAACTGCTACTCAAAAACTACCGGGAGAAAAGTTTAATTTGGTTTTACTTCATACATGGTCAAATGATTACTCAATAAATGATTTGGCAGTTGCAAATGATATTGCTCCGTATGTAAGAAAATATAATGTTCAGACTGTCGCATATTCCAAAAGGACTGCACAAGCTATCGCTAGTCGATTAGTTCCTGCTGGAATTCCCATTACAGATATGGATGGGGCGATATATGCTGAATCATGCGATCGGTGGTTAGGCGCAATTAATTCCCATCGATTACAGCATGGTGGTCAGGAGGAACTGACCCAGCAAACACTATCCGCTGCGAAACTGCCCTATGGGGATGGGTCATGGATCATCGGTAGGAGAGCAAGTAGAGTCGCGGTTTGTGCAGCTGTGGCATCTGCTTTAGCAAGTTATTTTGCGACACAAGTAGAAACAGAGATAGACATACAAGTCGGATAAATCGGACTTATGGTATATTATGTGCTAATGGGATTATTCGATAGATTTCTAACTAATCAAGTTCCTGCAAATTCTGTTGATGTTGCAGCAGCTAATACACCTTACAATTTACAATCTGCTGTTGGCGGTTTATTTTATGGCGCACAAACAGCAACGCGTGAACAAGCGATGTCAGTTCCATCAGTTGCAAGAGCAAGAAATATAATTTGTTCAACAATTGGATCTTTACCTTTAGAAACTTATAATCACTTTACAAAAGAACATTTAGATCCAAACCGCGTAATTATGCAGCCAGATCCAAGAATTGCCGGATCAGCCATTTATGCTTGGATTGCTGAGGATTTATTATTTCATGGCGTGGCTTATGGTCAAGTATTAGATTCTTATGCTGCATCTGATAACAGCCGAGTTCGTGCTTGGACAAGAGTTGCACCTGATCGTGTTACTTACAATCTAAATGCAAATCAAACTGAAATTACTGCATATATGGTTGATGGATTACATGTGCCACCATCAGGTATTGGATCATTAGTTGTATTTAGTGGATTAGATGAAGGTGTATTGAACAGAGCAGGTCGCACAATTAGAGCTGCGCAAGAATTAGAAAAAGCTGCTGAATTATACGCCAAAGAGCCAGTTCCTACAATGGTGTTAAAGTCAAATGGTACAAATTTAACTCCTGAGCGAATTACAAAATTATTAGAGTCATGGAAGGTTGCAAGAAATACCAGAGCAACTGCATTTCTAAATGCCGATGTGGAATTAAACGCTTTAGGCTTTGATCCACAAAAATTACAATTAAATGAAGCCCGCCAATATCTTGCAACTGAAATTGCTAGAGCAGTAGGCATTCCAGCATCATTTGTATCTGCTGAAACTACGAGCATGACATATAGTACGACTGTTATGGAGCGCAAAGCTCTTATCGACTTTAGTTTGAGAAATATCCTTACGCCAATAGAGCAAAGATTATCAATGGCTGATTTTGTGCCAAATGGTGTTGAAGTTCGATTTGATATAGACGATTTCTTGCGTGGTTCAGCATTAGAGCGAGCGCAAGTTTATGAAATCCTAAACCGCATTGGCGCGATGAGCGTTGAGCAAATTCAAGAGGAGGAGGATTTAATCCGATGAAGATTAATTTCCCAATAACACTTACAGCAGCCGATAGTCGCAAGCGAACAATTTCAGGAACAATTGTTACTTGGGGCGAGCGCGGAAACACATCAGCCGGAGCAACAGTATTTGAAAAAGGATCAATTGATTTTTCAAAGCCAGTTAAATTGCTATTAGAGCATGATCGCACACGACCAATTGGCAAGTTAATGGATATTACAGCTGACGATGCTGGTATCGAAGCAACATTTAAGATTGCCGGAACTATTGCTGGAGATGATTCTTTATTAGAAGCAGCCGAAGGATTACGCGATGGATTTAGCGTAGGAGTTTTAGTTGATAACTGGGAAAACAAAGATGGCGTTATGTCTATTAGTGCCGCCAAATTAATTGAGGTTAGTTTAGTAACCGATCCGGCAATTGATAGTGCCAGAGTTGCCGATGTAGCAGCAACAGATACACCAACAGAGAATTCCGAAGCAACCGCTGAGGATCAAACAACACAGGAGGAAAAAGTGTCTGATATTACTTCAGATGCTCCTATCGCAACCGAAGCGGTAGAAGCTGCAAAAACTGAGCCTGTGGTAGTAGTAGCAGCTCAATCAGTTGCTTATACAAAGCCACGCTCACCAATTAATTCAAAAGCCACTTACCTAGAGCACTCAGTTCGTGCTGCACTAGGAAACGATGAGAGCCGTCAGTATGTAATGGCTGCTGATACAACTTCAACAGTTGCAGGCTTAATTCCAACACCACAATCATCTGAGATCATCAATGGTCTATCAAATGGCGATCGTGGAGCTATCGATGCAATTTCTCGCGGTGCTCTACCTGCATCAGGTATGACATTTGAAATTCCTAAAATTACAGCAGTTCCAACTGTTGCAGAGGAAGCAGAAGCAGCAAACATTGACACAACTGACATGACATCATCTTTCGTAACTGTAAATGTTAAGAAATTTGCTGGCGGACAAACATTCTCAGTTGAGTTATTAGATCGTTCATCTCCAGCATTTTTTGATGAGTTAGTTCGTCAAATGGAGTTTGCTTATGCAAAAGAAACCGATAAGTATGTTGCAAACCAAATCATTTCATCAGGTTTAATTGCTACAACTGCTCAGGACAACACAGCTGCAGGTCTATTGGCTTATGCAGCACAGGCAGCACAGTTAGTTTATTCAAACTCACTAGGTTTTGCTCGTAACATTGTTGTATCACCAGAGCAATGGGCAAATATCATGGGCTACAACGATTCAGGTCGCCCAATCTACAACGCATCACAACCACAAAACGCAGGCGGTCAAGTTGGACCACAATCACTTCGTGGAAATGTTGCAGGACTAGATCTATATGTATCTCGTTCACTTTCAGCTCTAACTTACACAACTGGCGATGGATCAATGTTCGTAATCAATCCAGAGTCATACACATGGTATGAGAGCCCACGCTTATCACTTCGTTCAGACATTACTGCAACTGGTCAAGTATCTGTTGCTTACTATGGCTACGGAGCACTTGCAACTAAGGTTGCTAACGGATCAGTTCACTTCAACAAGAACTAATCAGCTTAACTGAGTGCCTGGGGTTGCTCCCGATCTCAGGCATCCATTAATGGGAGTAAGGAGATGACATGCCAAGTATTATTACAGCCACCGAGTTGCGATCTGTGCTTGGTGTGTCATCTGCCTTGTATAACGACACTTATTTAGACGGAATTATTGACACAGCAGAAAACACAATTCTGCCTATGTTAGTTACATTTAAGAGCGCAATACAAAAAACAGTTTTAACAGATAATGTCGCCACATTTACAACAGTTGGCGATCACGAATTTACCGAGGGTCAATCGGTAGTTATTGCTGCATGCTTGAGTCCATATAACGGAACTCGCACAGTATTAGCTGATAATTTGACATCAACTACTTTTAGCGCAGCAATTACAAACGCGGATGTTTTAGAAGCCAATGTTATTCCTAGCGGAACAGCCACATTAACAGGTGCATCAACTTATGTTGGAAATCAATCGGTTAGATCAGCTGTATTTGCAATATCTGTTGAGGTATTCCAATCAAGAGTTGCAGCCGGTGGTCAAATAGAGGGCGTTGATTTTACAGCTACACCATACAGAATGGGTCGATCACTTTATTCAAGAGTAATTGGAATTCTTGGACCTTATGTTGATGTTGAAGGTATTTGTCAATAATGCCTAATCAAACAATTCTTGAGCAAGTTCGCACACCTTTAGCAACTGCTTTAGCGGGTGTTGCAGGCAATGTTTATTCATTTGTGCCTGAAACAGTTATTCCGCCAGCAGTCGTAGTTGTGCCTGATTCACCATATTTAGAATTTGAAACAATTAATAAATCAAACATTCGATCTAAGGTCAATATGACCATTACAGTAGCAGTTGCTTATAATAGCAATCCTGCATCGCTCGACAATATCGAGCAGTTAATCATAAGTGTTCTGGCAGTAATTCCAGCAGGATACATTGTCAGTTCGGTCGAAAGACCAACAGTAACAACAGTCGGAGCATCGACTTTGCTTATCGCAGATGTTCGAGTATCTACCTACTACACACGCACAGTCTAAGGAGAAATAATCATGGCAACAGTAGTCATAACTGGTCGCGATATTTCGTTGTCTTTCACAGGTGGAACAGACATCGAAGCGCAAGCAACCAACGCAGTATTAACAAAAGTCAATGAGCGTCAGGTTTATCAAACACTTGATGGCGAGGCTTATAAAACAACAAACATTTCTGCAACTTTCCAATTGGACATGTTGGCAGATTGGGGCAAAGCAAATTCAGTATGTGAGGCATTATGGACAGCAGCCGAAACTGCTCCTGATACCGATATTTCAATAACACTCACAGCTGCAACTGGAGCACAATTTGTATTTCCAGTAAAGCCAGAGTTCCCAACAGCTGGTGGATCAGGAATTGATGCACAAGAAGTATCATTTACTTTCACAGTTTCACAGGGTTCAGTAACAGAGACATTTAGTTAAGATCTAACAACGGGAGCAAACAATGAAGTTACCAATTACAATTGAATATAACTCAGGCGAGCAAGCCACTTATGTAGCCCAACCGCCTGAGTGGGCAAAATGGGAAAAGCAAACTGGCAACACGATCGGGCAAGCCAAAGAAAAACTTGGCATGTGGGATTTAATGTTTTTAGCATATAACGCTCATAAGCGAGAAAATGCTGGAAAGCCAGTTAAACCATTTGAGGCTTGGATGGAAACAGTCAGCGATGTGATTGTTGGTGATGCAAACCCAAAAGCCACCCAGCAGGAAGCCTAAATCGTTTATTGGTTGAGTTGGCACTAGCCACACAAATACCAATGAGTGAATGGGTTGATTCAGACGACATTTTGACAGCAATAGAAGTATTGGAGCAGAGGTATGGCAAGTGAAACAATTGCTTACAGTCGCAACGATATACGCGATATTCTTAAAGCTTTCAAAGTCATGGATGCGCAAGCCACAGAGGAAGCAAGAGTTCAATCTGCTGCTTTGGCGACTTATGCATCTGAGGAAATTAAAACAGCAGCTAGAGGTCGAACAAAGTCAGGCAAGGTCGCGCAGAGAGTCGCGGATGGCGTTAGCATTTCAAAGTCAAGCAAGATCGGTGAATTCAAATACGGATTTGCAAGACAAAAGTTTTCAGGTGGTGCTTCTACGCAAACCCTATGGGGTGGCGTTGAGTTTGGTTCAAATAAATTCAAACAGTTTCCTAGTTATTCAGGAAGGTCAGGTCGTGGATCTCGCGGATGGTTCATTTATCCAACCCTTCGCAGAATTCAGCCTGAATTGATTAATAAATGGGAAGCTGCATACAACCGCATATTGGATAAGTGGGCATAATGGCAAGAGATACCAGAACCTTATCGCTCAAGATCCTTGCGGATATTGATGACCTAAAAAAGAAGCTAGATGAAGCCGATGGCAAGGTTCAGACCAATAGTGAAAAAATTGCGGCATTTGGAAAGAAGGCTGCTACTGCATTTGCTGTGGCTACCGCTGCTGCCGTTGCCTATGCTGGCAAATTAGCCGTTGATGGGGTCAAGGCTGCGATAGAGGATGAAGCTGCACAACTTAGGTTAGCCAACGCCCTAAAGGCTGCCACAGGGGCTACTGATGCCCAAATCAAGGCAACTGAGGACATGATCCTACAAACTAGCCTTGCAACTGGCGTTGCCGATGATCAATTAAGACCGGCATTACAAAGATTAGCAGTATCTACAAAAGACACAGAGCAAGCCCAAAAATTATTAACACTTGCTTTAGATATTAGCAA